CAATTGTATCAGGATCTCCTAAATAATCAGGATCTCCAAAAATGATAACTGCTCTATTTAGATTAGAAGATACAGAACGCTTTTCATCATTAAAATTATTATAAGTACTAGTACCCAAATAAATATAGATAAACTTATCATCTGAAATAATAAACCAAGGGACATTTGCAGTAGTTGGGCTTGTAGAATAATACTGCATGATGTTAAATGTTAAAAAACAACAACTAAGGCGGTTATTATTTACATCACTATAACCAGCATTACCACGTCTGAATTCTGATAAATAATCAGAAACAATAGAGCCATCTTCTAAAACATCTTTTGAAATATATAGATCAGCTAAAGAAGCTCGTGTTGTATCACTTTGAAAATATACAGCATCTATTTGTTTAACAGTCCAAACATTTTTAGAAGATTTATTACTACGAGATCTCAAAGAGATTTGAGTATCACTATTATAAACAACATCCCAATCTAAGGGTGCATGCTCTACATAGGCAGAAGAACCTTGAATATTATAAGGATATACTATATCAGTGTTAGATATTTTCAATGAAACTGAAGAAGGTGTTATATCAATAACACGATAATACTGACCTTTAAATTCGCCTTGAATATCACCTTCTAAACGCACTAAGTTACCTTTGTTAAATCCATGCGGATTAGCTGGATTAAAATGAAGTCGAATAGTTTTTTCTTCTAAAATCACTTCAGAACTTGTGAAAAATTGTTGATTATAAGATGTGTTTACAAAATGAGTTTTTAAAAAACGGACAAAAGCTAAAGCATCTTGTCCTGTAAATTGTGGTGCATTTCCATCTAAATATGAGCGTACTCTAATTTTAGACATTAAGATTTTCCTTTAATTTTATTAAGGTCAATTACATTGCCTTCGAAATTTATAGAATGATGTGATATTAAAATGATTTGGTATCCATCTTCAGCTAGTTTACCAAGAGCTTTATGAATATGTTCTGCACGAGTAGCATCTGCAAATGAGTCAATCTCATCTCCAATGAATACTGGGAACGTCTTCTTATAGAATGATTCAATAAGAGCTATTCTGAAAGCTACGTTAGCTGTTACTTGAGTACTTCCTGAGAAAGCAGTAATCAATTTACCGTCAAGTAATAATTCAAAAGTATCAGATAGAGTTAAACTATAATGCTCTCCACCTGTCATCTTATTAATAATAGATGATGCTTTTTTATTTAAAGAAGGAATACTATTATTTTGTATTTCTAGTTTAATAGCTTTACTTTGCTCAATTAAGGCATCGTAAGCTTTAATCTTTTCTTGCTTATCTTTAACAAGAACATCTATCTGAGCTTTAGCTTTTTGTGCAGATAGATAAACACCTTTCTCTCTTAAATAACTTTCTAGTTCTAATCTTTTATCAGAAACTAAAGTAAGATCTCTATTTAATTTATCAATTTGATTTTGTAGAGATTCTATATCAGTGAAATCAGGATAAGTATTTTTAAATCGATCAGAAGATTCTTTGTGGGATTCAACTTTCTTATTAAAGATTTTCCATTCATTTTGAATAGATTTAGCTTGATTATAATCTACTTTGAATTCGTATTGAAGTTTTTCTTCTTTTTCCATTTCTAGAAAAGAGATTTCAGACTCATATTGAATACAAGTATCATAATAATGATCTACAAAGTATCTAGCTCTTTTTATATATTGTTCATCAAATGGAATTTCAATATATTTAACCTCACCTAATTCATCTATAGATGAGTACATCAAAGGGAACTCTTCATCACAATGAGGACACTTAACAGACCCTTGAGATAATAGATGTTGTTTTTGTTCGAACATCTTATTATTTTCTAAATGCTTTTCTAATTCTTCAACTGTACTCTCATCAATAAGATTATAACTAGAATCATAGATAGCATTTTGTCTGAGGTATGCATTTCGATTTTCAATCGTACTATTAATAGTCTGTAAAGAAACTAAGTGTGCATCATATGCTTCTAAATACTCGTCTAAGGTCGATTCATCTCCCGTATATGGATTCACCAAGGAGCTTGGATGATAGAGCGCTGACGGCCATTCAGGAGCATCTGGGATCATTCTATACGCTGTACTAATACTATTTAGTTCAGAAATCTTAGAATAAGTATCTCGAGCTTCTTCAGCCATTTTAGTAAGATCATTTTCAGTTAGATGGTCCAACTTAGGATTAGGAGTAAACTCTACGTTATTAACGATAGCAGACATATCAAGACCTTTTATCTCAGATTTGTACGCTTTCTTTTTACTCTCTAGATGTTTCTCAAGTTGATTAGCCTCATCTACACCATTGATCTTATTAATAAGATCTAATCTTTCACTCTTCTTAGAGTTAGCATATGAATCCCCTTCCAACTGTTGAGAGAAGTTCATACGGTTAAATACATCTAAGCCATAACCTAGGATACCAACAATAAATTGATTTACTGAAGTTTTACCTGTAGCTTTCTCAACTGTTTGGATATCTACATTACCACTTTTATCTAGATTAGTTGTAACAATCTCATAGATAATATCTTTTGTACCTCTTTCAACGAGATACAATTTATCATTAACTTTAAAAGAAAGAGAGACCTGTAACTTTTTATAATCAGAAACAGGTCCACGAAGAGCTCCCGCCCCAAATAGGGCGAAAGCAATCATGTTAAGAACAACAGTTTTACCTGACTCATTCTTACCTACGATGTAATTCATACCATCTGTAAAAGTAATGGTAGTATTTTTATGAGCATACGTATTTTTAATAATTGTTTTAAGTAAGTTCAAGCCAAGTAACCTTTATTATCTAATAATTCTGTTAATTCTTTTTGTAATTCTTTTGAAAGGTCTTTGTTCGAAACAACCCAATTTTTTAAAGTTTCATTATAATTATCTACGTCGACAGATTCAACATCAACTTCAACCTCTGCTTTTTCCTCTGCAATTACTTTATAAGTTAAAGCAAAACATTCAATAGGATCAGAGAGGACAAACAATGGACCACACTCTATTCTAACACACTTATATTTTAGATCTTTAGTTAGATCATATTTGCTAAGATCTTTTTCCTTAATCGTAATATAAATATCACCATCAGGATCTTCAGCATGACTGTATGGTTGCATAGAGCCAGTAAATAATACTTTAGACTTAGTTTTATCGAAAGGATAGGTATACTCTCTGTAAGTATGTTCATGACCTGAAACAACAACAGTAGAGTGTGTAAGAATATCTTGATGAGGTACATAACCACGTTCTAAGATAGAAAGACTATCCCAGTGACCCACTGAAATAATAGGACCAGATTTTGCAATTGTCTCTAAATCATAATTAACAATACAATCTGTAAAAGGATTATAGCAATCAAAATATAAGTTAAGAACATCTTTTGCATTGTTATAATAAACAGGATAAGAACCTGAAGTTGTTACAACATGAATATTGTTAGACATTGGTTCTAAAATTTGAGTGAGTAATTGAAACGAACTAACTTTAGTCGTATCTTTAGATAAATCATGATTACCAGGAATAAGATATACATCTACATCATCTGGAACTTGACTTAACATTCTATAAGCTTCGAGAGTGACTGTAGGAGATACAACGAATTTATCGAAGAGATCTCCTACAATAACAATCTTACTAATTAAAGGATCATTATCTACATCTAAAAGACGAGAGAATTGAGAGTACACATATGCTTCTCTATCTCCAACACGATGAGAAGGTACTCCAGTTATAAATCTACGACCTAAATGGGGATCACCTATGAAAAGAATTTTATCAATTACTTTACCATCTATTACTACAGATATAATAGGGTTTCTTTCAACATCGTACTGCAATTCAATCATTATATGTGAATCTCTTATCTAGTTAATTTACCAAGACAGATATTACATGAACCACAATTTTTCTTAGGATATTTCTCGTTGAAATACTCTAACAATTGAGCTCTTAAACATCTATCAGATTTACAGAACGCATGAAATTTTCTTAACTTAGTTAATTTAATTTGTAAGCGATCTGGATTTTTTGTTGTTTGGGAAATAAGCCAAGTAGCTTTTCTTAATGTTTCTGGAACATATATTAAGAAAGCATCAGCTCTTTCACCATCACGAGAACAACGACCAGTCTGTTGAGAATAATCATCGAAAGTATGAGGAGGATCTACATGAATAACAAACCGAACACAAGGGATATCAATCCCCATCCCAAAAGCAACAGTTGCACAAACAATTTTGACAACACCATTACTATAATCTTCTTGTGCTTTTTCTTTCTCTTTCTTCTTCATACCAGCATGGTAACAGAGAGATGGGTATCCAAGCATATTCAGATATTGGCTCATTTGTTCAGCAGAGTCTCTAGTACCACAATAAACAATACCTTGAGTCTTCTTATCGTACTTTAATAAGATATCGAGTACATGATCACTAACAGGTTTTACAGCTTTAATAATATTATAATGAATATTAACACGATCAAAAGAAGTTGTTAATAACTTATAATCAGCTTTAAGACCTGTATATTTTACGATGTCTTTCTTAATCATTTCATCAGCAGTAGCTGTCACAGCTAACATAGTTGCCTTTGGAAACATTTGTCGCATCTCATGGATACGTTGATAGGTAGGACGGAAATCAGACCAAGAACTAGCACAATGACTCTCGTCAATAGCAATCAAAGGTACATCAAGTAAATCTCTAAATGGTTTAAAATCATCTCCGAAAAAAGTTTCAGGAGCTACGTAAAGTAATTTTAATTCTTTATCTTCTAATTGTTTTAGGATCTTTTTACGAGCCCTGATACCAACATCACTGTTGATAAACGCAACTGGTAAACCAATTTTAGTACAATTATCTACTTGATCTTTTTGTAGAGCCTTTAAAGGACTTACTACAACTGTTGTACCTTCCAAAACCATAGCTGGTACTTGGAACATTACGGTCTTACCTAAACCAGTTCTAGCCAACGCAAGAGTATCACGTCCACTTAAAACTGAAAGGATTACATCCTCTTGGATGTCTCGGAAGCTATCATAGCCCCAGTATTGCTTTAATACAGCTAAAGCTTTATCTTTATTTGTCATTATTATAGAGAATCATTATATTTTTAATCTCTTGTTATTCTGTTTCAGCTTTTAAAATACGGATAATTTCTTTTCTTCTTAGAGTGACATTAGACGGTACTTTTAACATACGATCTGTGAAAAATTCCTTATCCTTTTTCTCCTTAATAATAGCAATAGCTTTCTTCTCAATAAGAGCGTCTTCGAATGAAATTCCCTGCTTCTCAGCATACGATTTTATTTTATGATTTTCTTTATTTACTAATTGGAAATTTCCGCTATTACCACATAAGTGCTTAATAAAATCTAGCACATCATCCCAGTCTGTTAAAGAAACATGACCTTTAATGTGATCTACTTCTAAATAAGACTTCGGAGTCCATTCGCCTGTCAATGCACAAGGTGCGCCTGACTTAGCTCGTCCTTCATAATCTTCAGGAGGCTTTGAGCAGCCTTCGTTTTTAAACTTAATCTTAGGAGGGTATTTCTCCCAGATAGCTCTACGCAAACCACCTCGTAACCACGCAAAGAATGCAGCTTTAGTCTTCCAAACATCTGGGTATAATTCCCAAGGTTCTTTAGGTACTACTACAGCCTTAGAATCGGACTGGAGGGGGTTTAATTTTTTTCGTGCCATTTTCATTTAACTCTATCTCTTTTTCAAGAGATTCTTTGAGTCTTAATCTTTCTTTCTCAAGATCAGCTAATCTATACTTTTCTATATTCTTTTGCAAAGTTCGCAATAAGACAAGAGCACATTCTCTCTCAATATAATATTTAGAATTAGGTATTGAACCAATCATTAAATAACCAAAGAATGTATGAAAATTAACTCTCAAACCTCTGTTATTATTATAATAGTTAGTAGAGGATGTATTAATCCATCGTTCTTCTTCAGTTGATTTAATAATACTTTTAAAAATATCATCTGGAAGAGATTCTTTATCTTTAATATAGAATCTGTTAATTAGGTTTAATAAAGAATTCATGTTAATTATCCGTAAAGCCCCGAAGGGCTTACATTAAAAGAGTGACTTTAATTTAGAGAGATCATCTAGTTTGTTAATAGGATCTTTTAAGTACGCTACTACTTTAGTTTCTTGAGGAGCATTAGCTACAGATTTTTGGCTTAAATATTTCAACTGAATCCAAGGTAAAGGATCTTTAGTAATCTTAGTATCTAATTTTAAACCAATATTTTTCATACGTTTATAAGACATATGTTCATTATAGTCGTTAAGTAAATTAGCATTAAGACCTACAATTGGAGTACCATATTTTAATAAATATTCTGACCAACGAGTTTCTTCTTGAATACCATCAAGATACATCTCTTTGATTTTACCTTTATTATCATGCCAAATTTCTTTCCATTCTTTACCGTCTTTACCAGAAGACCAGTTCTTAATAATACGTTGAGTAATAGCTACATGAAGAGACTCATCACGAGCAATTAACGCTAGGAACTTGGCTACAGATTCGAACAATCCCATATTTGCAAAACCAAAGTTACATGCAAATGAAGCATAGAAAGCTTGACCTTCAAGAATATTAATAGCTCCAATTAGAAGTACTAAATTCTCTTTAGTTGGGTTAGCAAAGAAATTATCATAAGCTTTAGTAGCTTGACTAAAACGACTGAAGATCTCTGGCTTTTGTTCAATTAGATCTGTAACAATCTTAGGATTAGGATACATAGATGTTAAGATATAAGAATAAGTACGAGAGTGAGTCCATTCCATACGAGCCCATTCAAGTAATAATCCTTCTAGAGAAGGATCAGAACAGTGAGGTAATAACCAAGCTGGTCCCCGACCTTGAATAGTATCTGCAAAGATCTGTGATTGTAAGTTTGAAGTAAAGATATGACGAATGGACTGATTAGCAGTTGACAATTGAGCTGCATCTAGTTGAAGTGGAAACTCATCGTGAGGCCAATCTTGGTCTTTCTGTTGATCTTTAAGTTTTAAGAATTCAGGATATGGGGTATCCACAAACTCTTGAATACCACGACCTTCCCCGAAAAACATTCTGGCATCACCAGAATATTTCTCGTAAATTTTATTTGTATTATTTGCAATAATTAAATCAGACATTTTACTCTCTTATAGGGTACAACTACCACCAGCACAACCTGATTCTTGTTCTAGTAGTTTTAATTGTTCGAAAAATTGTTTCTCTTCTTCGGTCATCTCTTCTGACTTATCTTTATCCTCAGTATCATCAACCTGAACGTCAGTGTTAAAGTTGAGATAATATGTAGTTTTAATACCTTCACGACTTAAAGCTACAAAGATTGTATACAATAAATCAAGTTCATCTAATTTGCCTTTAGTAAGGTCAAAGTAGAAGTTATAAGAAATTGACTGATCAATAAACTTATTGATATTACTACACATAGCAAGATAAAGAGCATTCTTATCAATCTTACGGTTATCCCATGCATATACATATTTATCACCATACTCTGCAATCTTTGGAACCGATACAGCAGTAAGCAATTTTTTATTACCCTTAAAGGTAACTGGAGTACGAGGGAATTCATTACCATTAATCAAACTGAATGTAACAGAACTTGACTCAACAGGCATTGATGCAGTATGTGCACCAAAACGTAAACCGTGTTTCTTGATATCTGAACGAAGAGCTTCCCAATCTAACAACAATGGGTGGCTATTTAACTCGGTATTTTTACAGGTATCAATTGGTAAGATACCTTTAGAATACTTGGTACGATCAAACATTTCGCAAGGACCTAGCTCTTCTGCTAGTTTATTACTTGCTTTTAATAAATAGTATTGAACTGCTTCAACATACTTATGCATTGTCTTAGAAGTTTCTTTAATCCATTCTTTTTCAGGGAATTTACTATAAACTTCTTCAACTAAAAGTTGTTGAGTATTAACAAAACCAATACCAATATTACGTCGTTTCTTTTGTTTATGTGAGAATGGAATCTTACTATATTCAGTGATATTGAAAACAGCTTCTTGGAAACGACAAATCCAATAACAAACATCTTCGATCTCATCATATTTAGTATTACCAAATACAACTCCACCTAATTGACAGAAAGAAGTTTCTGAATCATAACTAGGTTTAAATTCATGTTCTTTAGATTTATACTCAAGGTGAACTGGAGTAGTAGGCTGAGTAATCTCAACACATAGGTTAGTCATTTCAACTACATCTAAGAAACAAGAATGATCATTAGTATTAGTTACGTTAAGTGTATATAGACGACCAGTACTCATCATTTGACTTAGCAATGTGCTAAACATGTCATATGCTGTAGTATAAACTGGAGCACCATTTACAGCTGTTTGTGTATTATCTTTAGTTAAATATGGTAGATCTGGGTCAGTAAGAAGTTTAGCTTCCCATTCACGATATTCAGTATCATCATACTTACCATCTTCATCTACGTTATAGAATGCTTCATAAGCAGTTTTACCACTTGGAAGTAATTCGTTAGGAGATACTAGAAGTACTTTCTCATTTAGACGTAATTTATTTAAAATGAAATCACTGAAATGGAAACAATAATCTAGATGACGATAACGGTTTTCACCTTCAATACCACTTGTTACATCTTTCAACATTACAAGTTCATAGAAGTCACGATGCCAGATAGGTAAATTAACAGTAGCAGAACCGCCACGACTTACTTGATTAGAACCTTTAATAGTTTTAGTAAGCTGACCAAGATAACCAAGAAGACCGCCATGAACGCCACTCTTACGGAATAGCTTACCTTTAGCACGAATACGTCCTAGAGATACGCCTACGCCTGCTCCAGCTACTGTTGCTTTTTGAGCAGTCATCATACCAACATCAATTGAGTTGTTATCATCGTCAATAGAATATAAGCAGCAAGAATCATATTGCTTATGAGGAGTACGTAAACCAACTGAGAATGGAGTCGGGTTATTAGCTTTAGCTAAAGATTGAATTTTATAATAGTTTTCAAAAGACCACTGTTGGAATTCTAAAGAAGATCCTCTTGTATAAACTTTAGCATCAGAATAAACCAAAGCAACTGCAATTAATGCAAAATGTTGTTGAGGATCTTCAATGATTTGTTTACCAAGCTTAGTAAGATACTTCTCTTCCATTTGACGTAAGCCATTGAAATAGAGAAGGTTCATTCTACTATAATCTAAAGTTCGATCAATATACTCGAAGAAATCATCAGACAGAGTACCGTCTAATAAATCTTCATCATACATTCCGTTCTCAATACCTAATTTAAGAACTGATTTAATTTTATAACGAGTTAAAGGAACTACGTTAGTTTCTGCAATTTCAAAACCGTAAGAATAAATATCAGAAGCTGTCAAATGTTTAGAATGAAACTTATTTGCTTTTTTAATTACGTTTGGAATATACAAGTTACGAGAGATCTCGAAATATTGACGTACCAAGTCAAAATCTTTTTGCTCAGCCGAAATCGCAGAAAAGTCTTCGCAAGACTTACATAATGCGATGGTAATTTCATCTGTAGACATACCGTCATAGAATGAAGAAGAGGCTGCATTTACAACAGACTCTAGGGAAATATCAGGACAATTTTCAGCAGCCCAGTTACCCCATCTAAGAATCTTAGCAAGGTCTAGCTTCTCTAAAGTATTGTCAGACTTAAGAATATTTATACTCATATTTACTTTAAAAATTAATTTGTTAATCCGATAAAAGAACTGTTACTTTTTATATTTCTCTTTCAACTCTTTATATTTGAGTTTACGTTGAGCTTTAACATGTTCCTTGTGATCCTCGAACTCTTTGGAATTATAATAATTCTGTTTAAGAGTCTTTTGGAAATCCTTTTGTTTCTTTTCCATATATTTTTGTTGGTTACTTTTTGGATCTAATCCAACATACTCAACATCTGGATAAGGGATACTGTCTATGTATTCCTTTAGCTCTTCTGCCGTTTTTATTTTTGTATTGTACGGAATTACGACGAGCTTTACCCCACGATCTTGCAGAAACTGTTTTTTCTTATTATCAAGCATAACACCCTTATTCCAATCAGTCTCATCTTTATGATAAAACGCTGAAAACTTATAGTGTTGTACTCCATTATATTCTACTGCAATACCAAGGGTAGGGATAAATAAATCGATACGTTGTTCAATCTCACCAATTGGGTATTCATAAATGACATCATAAATTGGATATACCTCTTTTAGAAGATCATAAAATCTTCGTTGTGAGTCGGAACCTCTTCCATCTACAGCCATTATTCGTCTAACTTCTCGTCTTTATGTAAGCCTTGATAGTTAAAATTATTATTAATCCATTTCTCATAAACATCAAATTGTTCATCTGAAATAGTTTCAAAATTTAAACCACTGAATAACTTCTCTGCAGAAATCTCAAATTTATTTACGATACGATTTATGTAAGCTTGAGATACATTTGTATCACAATAATAGACAAACCAGTCACCTTGGTCCTCAAACCAAACTAATACTTTTTGAAATCCACCTCCAGTTGATACTGGAATTTCACGAGGGTCGGTAGATGCGTTATATAATACTTTCATTTTAATATACTACTTAGGGGTGTTAAATTATAATATTTTGGATTTTCTGTATCGAATATATTTTCGTAAGGGTACGGTTCGATAGATGAATATCTACTTACCATAGTAGCCACATTAGGTGTTAAAGGAATACTCTCTAATAGAGGACTAACCTCTTCTTTAGATAAGTCAAACCAAATTAACTTTAAATTCTTAACACAAACATCGTGCCCAGCATAGTATGAATATATTTTATATATAGTTGGTATGGTGAACCAGTTGGGTTTCTGATCTAAGTAAGTAACAAACAAGTAACAATCAATTTCTTTATTATTATTCCAGCCGATTAATGGAAGGTCGATCTTAAACAAATCTGTCTTCGTATTAAAATAAACAGCTGATTTAGTATTTATCTTTTTATATTTCTTAGTAAAATTGACAAGTTGTTCGAGAAACTTAAATGCTCTATTCCAATACGCATAGATTTCTTTTAATTGAACAGAATCTACTGAGCGTCTGGTTAAGAAGGCAACTACTTGGTTAGTGAAATACTTCTCTAAATCTATAGCAGAATTATCACTTTCTCTAAGTAATTTCAGACTTATAAAATAAGTTAGGTAATTTAGAAAATGAGAAAGCTCCCTTGTGTAGATAGATGGGGAGTCTAATTGAAACCACCGTAAAGTATTGAAATTATTTCTATACCTTTCACTATCAGACAAGAGAGCGAAGTCCTTGAGTGCTAACTCGAAATCGTTAGCACATCTAGACGTATTTAGATCTGCGTCTACCAACTTACCCCAGTTTTTTACATCTGAGTAAAGTAATGGAAGACTCATAACGAATTACTCTGGAGAGAATGCGTTTGGATCTGGTTTATCATACTTAACAAGATCTGTAATTAATACAGCATACAAGTTAGTAGTAGGACCAAGAGTTGGGTTATTTGTAGGAACCCAGATACTATAACGTAAAGTACCACGAGAACCATTACCAATTAATGTACTAGTGATATCAGTTTGAACACCATCGATGAATTGATAAACTTTTGGACGGATACTATCGTGGATAGGAGTACCATCTTTCTTAAATGCACGTTGCTTGAACTTAAGTACATATTGAAGTGGTTGATCAGGGAACGGAGGTTGAGTTTTGTACTTCTCAACAAACTCGTCATTAGTAATCGGAGTAGTTTTCTTTTTAGGGAATTGAGTAGTAAATTCTTTATACTGCGCTTGTGATACAACAACTGCTACTGTGTACTCTTTGTCAGCATCGCCAGTCGTTTGCCATTTTTGTTGTGGTTCAGCGATACGTGCAAAATAGAAATAAACACCTTTTAAATCACCTTGGTTTGGAAGTTGTGTAGACATAATAAAATATTCTCAAATTAAGTTTTTTCTTTAATAATTGTGACGGAAAGTATTAGTGGCACATATACCAGTTTTTACCAGTAATCCACTCAATACCTAGAGGAACACGAATATCGTGCTCTTTAACTGTTTCGTCAATTGCTTCTAAAATTGTTTCTGAGACGATGTTTGGTAAAGTAACATAATGAAGCCCTGAATCAGTATGACCAATAGCACTATAGAGCCCATCTACTGGGTTGTCTTTAATCCATTGTTCAGCCTGTTCCTCGAAAGGATTCGATGGCTCTTTTGGTCCTTTTCCTTCAGCACCAGATGCTTCCCACTCTGCATATTGCACTTTCCAATCAGCAACATCTTTTTCATATTGTGCTTGGATCTGTGGGTCGAAGAATGATTTTACCTTAATTAAACTTTTATGTAAAGCATATTGAGCTTCATCATGGTAAACAATCATTTGCCAAACTTTCACGTCTTCTTTGGTGTGTTTAAACGGGTCGCCTAGTAAACCTAATTTCTCAAGTTTCTGTGCAACACGAACAATACACCACTTAGCTGCGATAGCCCCTGCACTTTGGAATAGTGCATTGATTAGAGAGTGTTGAGAACGTACTCGGATCTTACGACCATCAATACCTGGGATATATGCTTTTTCAGTCGCTTCCCAGAACTCTGTGAGTTTGTCACGAAGTTCTTTTAATGGTTTTACAGAATCCCAGAAGTCACCCCACATTTTCTCTGCAGCTTCGTCAGTCAAACCTAACATCTTCTTAAGTTTAGGAGGAGCAGCACCATACATACATGCATAGTTAATTGCTTTCGCATCTGAACGATCAATACCTAATTTCTTACCAGTAATGGTATGAATATCATTAGGTTTAGAAGCTAGTAGTGCTTCAGATAGTTCATCTCCACCTTCAAACGGAAGGATATAGTGACCTTCTACACGAGCCTCTAGTGATGCAAAGTCAAAGCCTAATTGAACTAAACCTTCTCCACATCCAAACATAGATCTCATGTTTTTCCCATAGATACTTGATCCACGAGCAATGTTACAGACATTTCGGTGTAAGTAACGATAAGTTGATGCACCAACAGTATCTGCTGGAGTACCAATTCGACCATCTTCACGTACAAATGATAAGAAACCTTTTGTAGGGGTTCCTTCATCATCTAGAGTACCACCCGCAATGGAATTCTTACGGTGTGCATATGTATGCCATTCTACGATAGACTTAATCAGCTTATTAGAACCTTGCTTCTTGGCGATTCTTTCTAAGTTAGGACATAGTGCTTTCTCTGCACCTACTCTTAGCAATGGAGTTGTCATAACTTTAAGAGCAGCACTTGGTTTCTTTTTATAAGCTGCTAATAAGTGTGCTTCTAAGTCACCGTCTTCTTTAAGACCTAGGTACTCAAAACGATGACGTTTATAAGGACCATCTAACGTATCTGCGGCATATTTAACAATAGCTTTAATAACTTTATCTGAACTAATTTTTTGTTTTTTAGAATCTTTAGTCAGATCACGTTCCTTCCACTCAGAAGGCTCCCAACCAAGAGATAATAAGTAGCCTTTTACTTCGTCATTATCTTTAATTGTAGTTGGAAGTGACTCTTTAACTGGAGCATTATACGGAAGTTTATACTCTCTATCTTCAAATACTAAATAGTAATCTAAAGCAGAATCATCATCTTCACGAGGTTTTGTGATGATATATTTACTTTCCGTACCCAGTTGTTTTTCCTCTTGCTCAGTCTCAGCAACTACGCCATTAATCTTATTAGCGAATTTAAAAATTGCTGCAGAAGGATCGCCATTCTTCTTAAACTGAATCTTAGGAGGAGTATAATAATCTTGCTGACCTTTATTCAGAGATTTCGGAGGCAACACTGGCTCTACATAATCCGAACGTTCTTTTAACAATCGCTCTAATTCTTCAACAGAAGCTTTTGCTAACTCTGAATCAAAATCGAAACCAAACACTTCTTGTCTTACAGTTAAGTCAATTAGTTTGATTTCCATTGAATAAGCTGTTTCGTATGTTTCAAAATCCTCTTCGTTATTTAAATAGTCGAGAGTATCTTTACCAACTGAAGTATCTTGGTTACAGTAATAACCCATTTGCCAAGTATATTGAGAGAAGTCATGGAAATCGTCTTTCTCATTTCCAGTACGTAAACCAAATGCTTCTAGAGAATGTTTACCGAATGAATCGACACGGTCTGGATTATATAATTTACTCATCAACAATGTATCTGTGATGATCGTAGGACGACCAAAGATAGTGTGATGCCCTGCTCCTGGGAATTCAACTCGATAATCTAACATACCGAATAACATTAGAGCTGGTAAATCATAGTTTACAATATTATGTCCAATGATTTCATCACAATTTGCTAGAACTCTTTGGAACATTTCTCTACTTAAAATTCGTTTAGGAATTTTATTATATTTAATACCTCGAGGATATTCTTTAATATCTACTCTATATTCTAAATTAGAATCATAAGTACTAGAATATTTAGTATCTACGATTAACCCATTAGGATCAATATATTCAATTACACCGACATCTCGGACTTTAGTTGTATTACCAAACTCATCGGTTTGATCAACATACGTGAAGTATTCTTTAATAGTTGTAGGAGCTAAAAAGTTCAACCATTCTTCTCTTACGAGAAGTACAGATTGATTTGTATGATAGTCTCGTACAGAGATACACCACAATTGTGCAGAGTCTTTAAGTTTATAAGGCATCTGCGAATAATCGATAGAAGGCATTAATAAATCATTTGCTTCAATATCGACAATGAGCTTATTCCAAGCCATAGTATTATATTCCTCTAACCTAACTAATTTGTCCAGAAGTTAGGTTCAGTTAAACGTGTTATTAAAATCTATTTAAAGGGACATCTTTATCTTTTTTAGGTTTATTATCTAAACCATTATTAATAATTCCCTCTTTTTTAGCTTCGAATACATCCGAAGCATCCGCCAACTTATGAGTTTGCATATTGTACATTAAATAACATGCACAACCAGTCCAACCTGTTTGGCGGTTTTTCGTTAAATGAACTTGAATCATATTACGAATATTTTCATCTTCAGCAGTTTTATCACGACTTAAGATGATGTTTAAAGATGCTGATTTGTACTGTGAACCAGAACCAATCATATCTTCTTCAGTTAGTACCGCACCAGTTGATGCAGATTTCTGACCACCTGAAGCTTTACGAGAGTGAATAACGTTAATAAAAATTACTCCATAACGCTTACAAATTGCTTTTTCCCATGACATCCATTTCGCTTGGAATTCTAAAGTAGAACCATCAAATACGTCTGACAATACATCGACAACAATAACTTCAGAATCACATGTAATGATTAATTCTTCAATCTTATCTTGAAGCTTATCATAGTCTCCACGTTCATCAATGATATGGAATGAAGGTTTACCACCATCCATTTTAAACAACTCGTCAGCAGCTTTCTTAACAGGTTCTGATGCAATAAATTCAAACTTCTCTTCAGGAGACTGAATCAACTGAAGTTTCTTCTGAATATAAGCACCAAGTAAGTTTTCACCATAGTCACCAGCATCTGCTTCTAGAGATACAACACCAACTTTAGCAGTACGGTTTTGAATCATATCTAGAACGATTTCATTTACTAAGGTAGTTTTACCTGAACCTGACCCAGCGGTAATATTAATAATAGAACCTTTTACCATACCACCGCCAGTTACGTCATTTAATTTCTGTAAAAATGGTGGGAATGGAATTTTAGCTACAAGAGCTTTCTCTAGAATTTGATCGTAAATTACATCACTACCAGAAATACCAGCAGGACTATAATGACGATGTTTCCAAAGTACAGCAGTAATAAACTCTTTAATACGTCCATCTTCTAACATCTTATTTGCATCTTTAGTTGGAAGATCTACAGTATATAGTTTATCACGAGGAAGTGATTTAGCTACTTTTTCAAGTGCACGTTCACCAGCTTCATCTTGATCTGGAATGAAAATAATCTTTTCAAAACGATCTAAGAACTCGTAGTTAGCTTTATATTGATTAACACTCCCTACTTCTCCAATCGTACCTGATACTACAGGGATAGATGGATACTCAGGATTACGAGCTGACTCTAACATTTGGAAAGCAGATAAAGCATCTAACTCACCAGCTGTTACGACTACCATCTTACTGGTAGATTTTGCAAATACCGCTTGACCAAATAAATCACATGATGAATCATTTGTACCTTCAGCACGGAATGCTTTTGGATTCTTACGAATTTTAATACCACTAAATCCATATTCTTTTGAAATAGGATAATACTGAGTGGTTACTTCACCTGTCTCAGAACTATAATCATGGTATACACGATATACGTCGCATGTAGACTTCTTGAGTCCACGGAAACCTCTTGGGTCAGTATTTAAACTAGCTTTTAAAGTATCCCAATCTTCTTTTTTAAAATCTGTCACTGGAAAAACAATCTCCTTCTCTTCTTCTTCTTTGAGCCTTAGCTTCTCACGATACTCGTCGGAAAGACTAATTGTCTTCTCACATACGAAACAGTATTTACCACCGTTCTCATATACGACTAAGTTATCACCACTTCTATCCTTGCCGTTTCTTCTACAGATCGGGCAAGGTTCTTTTCTAATAGGTTTTGCTTTATTAAAAATATTTTTATCTTTACTCATTTAATGACCAACAAGTACTGAATCCTTTTAAGTCTGGACCGTATGGACAGTATGCACAGTTCCAATCTCCAATTTTATTCTTAACAGGATCTTCTTTCCATTTATTATATTTCGTAGCTGAGATCTGTTTAGATTTATATAATAGCTCTACTTTTTCATTTGAGTACGACAATTCATAATCACGAGGAGGTAATAAGTCATTCTCAAGGAAAGCATCGAGCATTTTATTTTTCTCAACAATTCCTTTCTCAGTTATTCTTGTATCGACATAACTTTGTACATTCCCTTCAGAGTCAAAATACTCTACAAGAGGTGAGATCTGTTTACTTGCAGTTTCAAATAATGAAATCCTAAATTGGAAGTTATTATAGAAACTACCACAAGATCTGTCTAAGTACATCAAATTACTAAACTTAATATTTTGACCTGTATTTCTACACATCATTAAGTAATCAAAACACTGCAAGAGATGACTTTCTTTAGGGGTAGGTCTTTGGTTCTTAGAACCTACAATACCCATTTGGGCAAAGTAGTTAGACCCGTTATACTGTTTACACTCCGTAATTTCAACTTCATCTGTCAATGGATTCATATGAACAATATCAATTTCACCAGACATATTATTAGTTTCATCATAGAGTTTAACGGAATGCGACACATAAATGCCAAGTTCTTTGTACTGGTTGACCAACCAATTTTCCCACAACTTACCAGCCTCAGTAGTCATGCGAACATAAATACCCATTGGATTAGATGCAGGGAAAGATTTGATACCCATATAAGCAGAGCGTATACAGGTACCAACAGGAGAGTTATCCAAAGCTGAATAACACATAGCAGAAGAAGGGGTGTGCGCAAAAATCCTACCAGATTTGATAGGATTAGGTGCTTCTAGATTATTTTTTATAGCGGATAGAAGATTAAACATAGTATTAAATTAAATTAGTTATTTTCCGATAAGTTAAGAAATAACACATAGCTCCAGTGGAGTTAGATGTACGTACCTTATCAGAAAGGATTGAAAAATAGTGATTCAAGCGAATAGCAACACTTTGCTTAAAGATCGGCTCTTCTACTTGAATGCACAGAAAACCAAAGTCATTTAAAAGCAGGAAATACTTTTCAATATTCAGCAAAGAGACGTCATCATCTGTTTTTGCGTTTACGAAAATTAAATCATATTTCTGTTTAAAACAACCATCCTCGAGAGCCTCGTCGAAAGTCATATCAAGGAGAGTTAACTTTCTATTATACCCTAACGAGTCTT